GAGCGCGAGCTGAAGTGGGGCTGGCGCGACCCTCGAGACCCCTCCTGGACCCGAGTGAAGCCGGGTGTGGCCGATAGCCAGATCTTTAGCGCTGAGAACGGCAACTGCATCGCGACGGACATGCAGAACCGCGTCCGCATGGACGATGGCCTCATCTACAAGGGGATCAAGTGGCTCCCTGCTGACAAGCGGGCTGGCTCTCGTGTGACTGGCTGGGACCAGATGCGCCGGATGCTCAAGAATGCCCATCCCTCTCCTCTTGGGCCTCGTGAGAAGCCAGGATTGTTCATCTTCGACAACTGCGACAACTGGATCAGGACCGTGCCCGTTCTGCCCAGAGACGAGGATGACCCGGACGACGTCAACACCGAGGCCGAGGACCACATCGCTGACGAATGCCGATATCGAGTTCGTTTCGCGGGAATGTCTGTCGGAAGCGGACGAACGAGCGGCGCACACTGATCAAGAATCTATCGAGACAAGCGGCTGAATATTTCCACTTGCCAAATATCGGCCGTTGGAGTATGGTTTGTCCTAATCGCCAATCGAGGTCACCTATATGTCAGTGAATCTCTCCGAGAAACATCCGCAATACGTCCTCCAGTCCGAGAACTGGATGCTGATGCGTGATGCGTATCGCGGAGAGAGGCAGGTCAAGTCCAAGGGAGTGCTCTATCTCCCGGCGACTGCTGGCCAGATCATCGACGGTATGGACCAGTCGACTCAGCCGGGGTTCAAGGCGTATCAGGCTTACAAGACGAGAGCCCGCTTCCCCAACTTCGTGCGAGAAGCGGTCCAGACTGCCGTCGGCATGATGCACTCGCAGCCGCCGAAGATCAAGCTGCCCAAAGAGTTGGAGAACATCCGCTCCTCGAAGGGTGAGACTCTTCCGCAGCTTCTGCGCCGGATCAACGAGGAGCAGCTTCTCACCGGACGCATCGGTCTGCTCGCTGACATCCCGACCAAGACGCAGGATCCGCTTCCCTACATCGCCACCTACTCCGCCGAGCGCCTCATCAACTGGGACGATGGCACGGTGGAGGGTCTGGTTCCGCAGGTGCTCAACTTCGTCGTGCTCGATGAGGCCGAGTATGAGCGAAACCGCCTCAACTTCGGGTGGACGCTGGAAGAGAAGTATCGGGTGCTCACCCTCGGGACGATTGAGGGCAACGAGAGCTCGGGGGCATACCGCTTCGGCGTGTTCAATGTGAAGGACCCAGTCCTCACCGCCGACAGCCTGAAGGAAGCCTCCATTCGAGGCAAGACCCTCGACAAGATCCCCTTCGTCATCATCAATTCCTGCGATCTGGTTTCCGACAGCGACGAACCGCCGCTCATGGATCTCGGCAACCTTTGCATGACGATCTATCGCGGCGAAGCCGACTATCGCCAGAACCTGTTCATGCAGGGACAGGATACGCTGGTCATCATCGGTGGTGCGACGGACGAGGACGAGGCAGTCCGGACCGGCGCTGGTTCCCGCATTGACGTTCCGCAGGGCGGCGACGCGAAATACATCGGTGTCGAGAGCGACGGCCTCCAAGAGCAGCGCGAAGCTCTTGAGAACGATCGCAAGCGAGCCGGTTCCATGGGCGCTCAGTCGCTCGATACAGTCTCACGCGAGCGCGAGTCAGGCACGAGCTTGAATATTCGCATCGCCGCACGAACAGCTGACCTGAACCAGATCGCGCTCACCGGAGCGACGGGTCTGGAGCAGTTGCTGAAGACTTGCGCCGAGTGGATCGGTGCAAACCCCGAGGAAGTCAAGGTCGAACCGAACCTCGAGTTCGGCGATCACACGCTGACCGGCCAGAACATGGTCGAGATGCAGACTTCCCGGAACCTTGGGTATCCCATCTCCGCGAAATCGCTCCATCAGGTTGCGTATGATCGTGGTCTGACGAAGATGACCTTCGAGGAGGAGATGGCCCAAGCGAAGAAGGAGGAAGACGGCCCGTTCAAGCGAAGCGAGAATGGTGATCGTGCTCCTGAACAGGTCCCTGGGAATGGTCCCTCGGACAAGAAGCCGGGTGACCCGGTAAAGAAGGAAGATTGACATGCCGATCGAACTCCAGTATGACAACAAGGAAGCGTTGCCGGAAGCGTTCCGCAGCGATGCCGTTTTCAACGAACTCTTCACCACAGGCGCGGACGGCAAGATCGTTCTGTCCGGCGTCACTGGCCTGAAGACCCAGAAGGACGTCGACTCCGTGAAGGAAGCTCTCCGCAAGGAGCGCGAGGATCACGGCAAGACCAAGGATGCGCTGAAGCCGTGGGGTTCCCTCAACGCCGAGGAGACACTGGCTCAGCTGGACCGGATCAAGGAGCTCGAAGCGGCGGCGGGCGGCAAGCTCGACGAAGCCAAGCTCAATGAACTGGTCGAAGGACGTCTTTCGCAGAAGACTGGCCCGCTCAACCGCCAGATCGAGACCCTCACCGGCGAGAAGACCAAGGCCGAGCAGGAGCGTGATGCTCTGAAGGCTCAGCTCGAGACTCGCGATCGCAACGACGCTGTCCGCGCCATCGCCACCGAGGCCAAGGTGCTCCAGACCGCCGTTCCCGACATGGAAATGGCCGCTTCGGTCATGCTCGAGAAAGACGCCGACGGCAATCTCGTCACGAAGTCCGGCATCAACGGTCTCACTCCTGGGCTCTCCGTCAAGGAATGGGCCAAGGAAATGCAGAAGCTCCGTCCGCACTGGTGGCCCGAGAGCGAAGGCGGTGGTGCTCGTGGTGGCGGCGGTGGTGGCGGCTTCAGCGGCAACAATCCGTTCAGCGCCGAACACTGGTCGCTCACCGATCAGGGCAAGTATCTGACCGAGCATGGCCGCGAGGCCACCGACCGTCTCGCGAAGGCGGCTGGCACGACTGTCGGCGGGCCTCGTCCCGCTGCAAAGAAATAAATATCGCTTGCACCGTGCTCCGAAATGGAGTATGGTGCAAGTCATTCCCAACTGGCGTGATGCCAGTCACCCGACCGGAACAGGGGTTCCATAGTCGGTTTCCCCGAACGCCATTGTCAAAGGAGAAATCAACATGGCAGCAGGTCCCGCGACTCGGGTGACGGACATCGTTGTTCCCGAGATCTTCACTCCCTACGTTCAGCAGCTGACCGAACAGAAGGCCCGCATCATCCAGTCCGGACTCGCTGTCCGCGACCCGGCGATCGATCTCCTTCTGGCTGGCGGCGGTCTGACCTTCAACGTCCCGTCCTTCCGTGACCTGGACGACGATGCCGAGCGCGTCTCGAACGACAGCTCCTCGGTGTTCAATACCGCCGACGCTTCGGCGAACGCCGCTGGCTCCGGGACTTCCCCGGAACGTGCGCCGGACCCGAAGAAGATCCAGACTTCGACCGAAGTCGCGGTTCGCCTGAGCCGCAACAACTCCTGGTCGAGCATGGATCTCGCGGCCGCTCTCGCCGGCAAGGATCCCATGGAAGCGATCGCTGACCGCGTCGCCTACTACTGGACCCGGCGTCTCCAGGCTGCGTTCGTCGCCACCTGGAACGGCGTCATCGCCGACAACGTCGCCAACGACTCCGGTGACTACGTGAACAACATCGCTGGCGCTTCGTTCGTCGACGGTGTGACCAACTTCTCGGCCGAAGCCTTCCTCGATGCGTCCGTCACGATGGGCGACTCCATGGAAGACCTGACCGCCGTGATGGTTCACTCGGTCGTCTACAACCGGATGCAGAAGAACAACCTCATCGACTTCATTCCCGACTCGACCGGCCGGATCAACATCCCGACGTTCCTCGGCCGCGAAGTCCTGGTCGATGACGGCGTTCCCCGCACCGGCAACGTCTACGACACGTGGCTCTTCGGCGGCGGTTCGACCCGCCTCGGCATCGGCGAGGCCAAGGTCCCGACCGAAGTCGAGCGTCGTCCCGGCGGCGGCAACGGCGGCGGTCAGGAAGTGCTCTACAACCGCGTCGAATGGACGATCCACCCGGTCGGCCACGCGATGGTGATGTCGAGCATCCCGAACGGTGGTCCGGCCAACACCGACCTCGACGACGCGACCTCCTGGAACCGCGTCTACCCCGAGCGGAAGCAGATCAAGTTCGCTCGTCTGGTCACCCGCGAGGCGTAAGCCAAGCATTCCCGAAACATTGGTGAGGAGACACCCTCTCCTCACCAATAGCTCACGAAAGGAGCAACATCATGGGTAAGGGTCTTCCTCGCTCGATGTCTCGGGGTGCCGCTCAGCGCCAAGAGGTCATCAAGCAGGTCTTCGTCGTTGAAGACCTCGCAATCTCGGTCACCGGTGGTGCTTCCACCGCCGCTGGCTTCGGCACCGTCGTCATCGGTGACTTCCCCGAGGGGAACATCCTCTTCTTGGGCGCGGTTGCCTACTTCCAGTTCTCCGGTTCCGGCTCTGACGCCGCGATCGCTGCTGACTGGGAAGGCGACTATTCGGTCGGCTCCACGGCTACTGCCGATGCGACGCTGTCCGGCACCGATGTCGACATCATCGGTTCCACCGCTCTCGCTGCTGCCACCGCCGAGGTTTCGCCTCGCACTCGCGGAACCGGCGCGACGCAGGTCATCCTCGACAATACGGATGGCTCGCTCGAGCTCAACCTCAACCTCATCACGGACGACAACGACGTGACGGACTCCACCACGGTCTCCATGACTGTGGATGGCGAACTTCACATCGCCTACATCGTCCTTGGTGACGACTAAGGAGAACTGACATGGCAGACAAAGAGAAGATTCTGGCTGCACTCGCTCAGCTTGATCCGCTCGATGACGACCAGTGGACCACCGATGGTTCCGTCAAGGTCGAAACCGTGTCGGCTCTCGTTGGCGAGTCGGTCAAGCGGCAGGACATCATCAACGCCGCCCCCGACTTCAACCGTGAGAAGGCCTCCAAGGGTGACGACGACCAGACCGGCAACGGCGAGGGCGACGGCACCGATGGGACGGACGGCTCTGGTGAAGGCGATCAGGGCGATGGCTCTGGTGAAGGCGCTGGCGACGGCACCGAAGGTGATCAGGGCGGTAACTCGCCCGGAAACGCCGACGGGACCACCGACCAGCCCGGTCAGGGCGACGATGTCCAGCTGAACCTGGATGATGACGACGATGACGACACGGATCTGCCTTCCCGTGAAATGTCGCCGGAGGAATTCCAGGCTTGGCTCCGCAAGGTGCCCAAGGAAGAGCTCGAGGACATCGAGGCTGCGCTGAAGAAGCAGCACGACGCCGTCGGCCTGGAAGTCAAGAACCTCCAGGAACTCCAGAAGCGCATCACCCGCGCCGTCTCGATGA